CGGCTTGACGATCGCACCAGCGCCAGCGACACGGCGCTCGTCTCGCTCATCGCGGCGGCATCCCGGCAAATCGACGGGATGACGAACCGTTCGTTTTTCCAGTCCACCAGCGAGTCGCGGCTGCTGACGGCGTGCGATCCCGGCTGGCTGCCCGTGCCCGATCTCGTCTCGATCTCGCAGCTTGCCACAGACGGCGCGGGCGACCGCTCCTACACGACGATCTGGCTCCCAACCGATTACGATCTCTCGCCGCAGTACGGGGCGCTGACCGTCTGGCCCTACACCGCGCTCTACCGCACGCCGATGGGCAATCAGTCATTCACCCGCGGACGCAACGCGGTCAAGATCACCGGCGTCTGGGGGTGGCCGTCCGTGCCTGAGCCGATCGTGGAGGCGACGATCCTGCAAACCGTGCGGCTCATGAAGCGCAAGGACAGCCCGTTCGGTTTGGCCGGTTCCAATGATTTTGGGCAAGTCACCCTTATCGGGCGCACTGATCCCGACGTGAGCTTGTTGGTCGCGCCGTATCGGCGCTTCGATGTTGGAGCGATTTGACGATGGCTGAGATCAAAGTTGAAATCGAAGGGCTGGACGAGCTGCAACGCAAGCTCAATTCGCCCTTTGCCGCGAAACCGGCCCGGAACTTCCTGAACCGGGGCACGCTGCTGATTCAACGGGCGGCGCGCGAGAACGTGCATTCCGACCGGGGGCGGTTGGTCGATTCGATTGACCGCGAAATCGACACGGCGCTCTTGCCCTTGTGGGGCAAGGTCGGATCGGATCTGGACTATGCGCCCTACGTCGAGTTCGGCACCGGGCCGCACATGCCGCCGGTCGCGCCGCTGGAAGCGTGGGCCGCGCGTCACGGGATGCCGGGCAAGGGCTACGCCATCGCACTCGGCATCTTGCACAACGGCACGGAGGGGCAGCGCTTCTTGCGGGGCGGCGTGGAGGATGCGCAATCAGGCGTCAATGCGCTCGTGCCGGTCTTTGCGAAAGAGTTGGAAGCCGCCGCGACGAAAGGCTAAGCAATGAGTACACCCGTCAACACCGCGATTGCGGAAATCATCGCCGATCTGGGGGAACTGGCCGGCATCGGGCCGATCGCCGACTTCCCGACCGAGCAAACAGGCGCACCCTGGCCGCGCGTCTTTGTCTACGCCCAGAACGGCGGCTGGTTCATCTACAGCCATGCCGGGGCGAACGGGAAGCCAACGGCGATCACGATCCAGACGATGCGTGTTCGCGTCATCGTCAACCGCTCCGACCTTCCCAAGGACTTCGAGTTGCTGATGCCCTACGCCGACCGTGTGCCGTTGGCGCTGTTGAGCGGGTATGTCACTGACAAGTTCAACGGGTCGATCATGACGTTCGGGGATGCGCGGTCGCCGGGATCGAATGCCGGGATCGAATGCTCGGGTCCGGTGGCCGATCAGTACGGCGATACGCAGACGGTCGAGCTGCAATTTTCGTTCAACTGCTCGATCTCGCTGGACATTCCGTAAGGCAGGAGGGATAGGGTAAGATAGACGTAACGAATTGGTCGCAGGGCGAAGCTCAGCGGCCCACGCACGGGATAGCGGCAGATCGCGGTCCCGAACGTGGGCCGCTTTTTTGTGTTTGCCGGAGGTCCGTGCATGAGCACCGAGACGAAAACCGCAGCGAAAGCCGCTGCAACGAACCGAAAGCCGATCACCGGGGAATGGGCCGGCATCCCGCAGTACCGCTGCCCCTTCTGCCTCTATGACTCGCTGTTCGAGGATGCCACGATCGACCACATCGCCGAAAAGCATCCCCTCCCACCGCCAAAGATCACCGGGCCGGATTCTCCGGACGTGAAGGAGTAGCGACCGATGGCACGACAGGACTTGACCGTTACGACCGGAACCTCACGCTATCCCACCACCGGGGCCGTGCTGACCTTCACGGCTGCCGACACGAGCAACTTCGAGCGGTTCGTGCTGACGGGGACGGAGGTTGTGCTTGTCTGGAATACCGGCGCGTCGCCCTACACCTACACCGTCACCAGCACCGCCGATCCGCAGGGACGCACCGGCGACATCACCACGGCGGCGATCGCGGCGGGCGCGATTCACGCGCTGGGACCGTTCGCCCTCGATGGCTGGCGGCAATCGGCCGGCGGCTACCTCCACATTCAGGCATCGAATACCGCCGTCAAGTGGGCGATTTACCGCCAACCGTAGCCACAAACGCCCGGTGAGGCCGGGAAAAGGAGCATGACATGGCTGTTGCGGGAACCGGAAGTCTACTGAAAATCGGAGATGGTGGCGGGCCGGAATCCTTCACCACGATCGCCGAAGTCACCGACATCTCGGGGCCGGGTGGCACGACGAACATGATCGATGTCACCTCGCACGACGCGAACGGATACACGAAGCAGATCCCCGGTCTCAAAACCGTGGGTGATGTGACGTTCGACATCTTCTTCAACGCTGGCGCCACGCAGGGATTCGCGTCCGGTCTCTACCTCGATTGGGTCAACAAGACCAAGCGCAACTTCCAGATCGTCATCCCGACGACATCGCCCAAAACCGGCTCGTTCGCCGCCTACGTCAGTGGGTGGGACCCGAGCTTTCCCGTGGATGGGGCGATCACCGTCAGCGTCACGATCACCGTTGATGGATCAGTGACCTGGGCCTAACCGATGGGTGTTCTCCGTCCCTGCGCTTTCGGCTGCACTCCTTTGGTGCGGGGCGCGGGGACACCACCATACAAAGGAGTGCAGGACAGATGACGAAGACAGATGCAGCGCCCGCGCTGAAGCTGCTCAGCCGCGATGACATCTTCCGGGTGGTCGATGTTCACACCGAGATCGTGGATGTGCCCGAATGGGGCGGCGCGGTCAAGGTGCGCGGCATGACCGGCCGGGAACGGGACCAATACGAACAGTCGATGCTTGTCGCCGACAAGAAGGGCACGCTCAAACCCGATATGACCGATGCCCGCGCCCGTCTCGTGGTGGCGTGCGCCGTCAATGAGGATGGCAGCCCGCTTTTCGCCGACAAAGGCGACGTGCTGATGCTTTCCATGAAGTCGGCGGCGGCGCTTGATCGGGTGAGTTCGGTGGCGTCTGTGCTGTCCGGCATCAGCGATCGTGACCTGGAGGACCTCGTAAAAAACTCCGGGAGCGACCAGAGCGACGATTCTGGTTCCGCCTAGCACTGGCGCTCGGAAAGACGGTCGCGGAACTGCTTGACGGCATCAGTAGCCACGAACTGACCGAATGGCAAGCCTACGCGCAATTGGAACCATTCGGGGAAGAACGGGCGGACATTCGCAGCGCCACGAACACGATGGTTCTGGCGAACGCGAACCGCGATCCAAAGAAGCGGTCGAAGCCCTACACGATCGAGGATTTCATGCTCTTCCGCGATGACCCGGACAAACCGCAACCGTCACCGGAGGACGCCGCCGAGCGGATGGCGCGCGCGATGGGAGCACCGATGTAATGGGAACGCTGGCGAACCTCGTCGTCAAGCTCTCGCTGCAAGACGAACTCACAAAAGGGTTGTCCGGGGTGGCGGGAAAGCTGAACGGTCTCGCGTCCGACTTTCGCAAGGTCGGCGCGGGACTGACGGCCGGCGTCACCGTGCCATTGGTGGCGATGGGCACGCAGCTCGTCAGCGCCGCCTCGGACCTCAATGAAGCGCAAAGCGCCGTCAATACCGTGTTCGGCGACAGCGCCAAAGCCGTCAACGACTACGCGCAAACATCGGCCACGGCGCTCGGTGTCTCGCAAGCCGCCTACCTGCAACAGTCGGCGGCGCTCGGGGCGCTCTTTACTGGACTTGGCAAGACGCAAGCGGAGTCCGCGGACTTCTCGACAAATATCCTGCAAAACGCTTCCGACCTGGCATCGTTCTACAACACCGATCCCGGCACGGCGCTCGCTGACCTGCAATCGGGTTTGATCGGTGAGGCGGAGCCGCTCCGCAAGTACGGCATCCTGCTCACCGAAGCCGCCGTCCAGCAGAAGGCGATGGAGCAGACCGGCAAATCCAACGCGAAGCAACTTACCGAAAGCGAAAAGGTGACGGCGCGCTACGCCCTGATTCAGGAACAGCTCGGCGCGGCACAGGGCGACTTTGCGCGCACGTCGGGCGGGCTGGCGAACCAGCAGCGCATCTTGCGAGCGCGGTTACAGGACACGGCGGCGCAGATGGGGCAAATCCTGCTCCCCTACGTGCTGAAAGCCGTCAAGGGCTTTTCTGATCTGTTGACCCGCTTCCAGAAACTCTCACCGCAGATGCAAAAGATTATCGTGATTGTCGCGGCGCTTGCGGCCGCACTTGGACCGCTGCTGCTGGTGATCGGCACGCTCATTCCGGCGATCACGGCATTGATCCCGCTCTTTGGCCTGTTGCTCGGACCGCTTGGACTGGTGATCGCGGCGGTTGCACTCCTTACCGCGGCGTATTTTGGCAATTGGTTCGGATTCGCCGATGCCGTCAATGCCGTCGTTGATGCGTTCGGGAATCTGCTGGCCAGTGACGGCGTTCAGACGTTCCTCGAAGGATTGGCGACCGCCGTTGAGCGACCCATCAACGCACTGAAGAAAATGGGCGAGGCGATCATCGGCATCGGTGCTGCATTGCTGTCCGGAGATTTCAAGGGTGCGATCGAACAAGCGCAGAAGCTCCTGGAAGGATTCGGTGATTTCCTGGCGTCCCCGGCGAAGGCTATCGGCCAGTTCCTCAAAGGGATCGAAACCGGATTCGCCCCGCTCGATAACGTGTTGCACACGGTTGGCAAACTGGCGACCGATTGGGGCCGGCTGATTCAGGAAATCGGGCAGGGCGACCTTTCCGGTGCGCTCGATGTCGCCGGGCGGATGTTCACGCACTTCGGCGATCTAGCAACCGGCGCGTTCGATCTCATCAAAGCGGGATGGAATGCGATTGATTGGAATGCACTGGCGAGCGCGGCCGCCGCCGGACTGAAGGCAGTGGGAAGCGCACTCATCCGGAGCATTCTCGCCGGATGGGACGCCGCGAGACCGATGTTGGCTTCCTA